GATTTATGGGAAATTAAAAAAGACCATAATTATGTACATCCAACACAAAAACCTGTTGCTTTATCTGTAAGGGCATTTGGAAATCATATTAAATTGTTAAACGTATTAGATTTGTTTGGGGGTAGTGGAAGCACATTAATTGGTGCAGAACAAACAGGTCGCAAAGCGTTTTTAATGGAACTAGACCCAAAATACTGCGATGTAATAGTTAAACGCTGGCAAGACTTCACAGACAAGCAAGCCACACTTGAATCAACAGGTGAATACTTCGGAGTTATAAATGACACAACCACATAATCCTACAGATGAATCACGCAAGCTAGCAAGAACGCTTTCAGCGGTTGGTATCACGCACGAAGATATAGCAAGTAAGCTAGATATAAGTGCAGATACCTTAGTTAAGTATTACAAAAAAGAATTAGCTGATGGTCGTATTGATGCGAATGCAACAATTGGGAAAGGTTTGTTTCATCAGGCTAAAAACGGCAACACTGCCGCTGCTATTTTTTGGTTAAAAACTAGAGCAAACTGGAAAGAAACAAGCGTCCAAGAAGTACATGGTGATTTAGAAATAAAAACTATTAGGCGTGAAATCATTGACCCAACTCACGATTAAAACACCTAGGGTTTTTAAACCACTTTTAAAGCGGTCACGCTATAAAGGCGCGCATGGTGGTCGAGGCTCTGGAAAGTCACATTTCTTTGCTGAGTTATTAGTAGAGCGATGTTTGCTTGATAAAACACACGCGGTTTGTGTGCGTGAAATACAAAAATCATTAAGCCAGTCAGTTAAAAAACTCATTGAAGAAAAGATTGTAGCAATGGGTGTTGAGCATTTATTTACTGTGCAAGAATCACAAATCAAAGGCAATAACGGCTCATTGATTATCTTTCAAGGCATGCAAAACCATACTGCCGACACTATCAAATCGTTACAAGGATATCAAATAGCTTGGGTGGAAGAAGCACAGTCGCTTAGTCAACGCTCCCTTGATTTATTACGTCCTACTATTCGGGATGAAGGATCAGAATTGTGGTTTAGTTGGAATCCTAGTCAACCAACTGATCCCATAGATTTGTTATTACGCGGTGATAAACTGCCAAACGATGCGGTTGTGGTGCAGGCCAATTATCTTGATAACCCTTGGTTGCCGGATGTGTTGCTAGAGGAAATGAAATTTGACAAGGAACGCGATCACGACAAGTATCTGCACGTATGGCTTGGTGAGTACAACAACAAGTCAGAAGCGCGTGTTTATAAAAACTGGATAGTGGAAGACTTTGAAAGGCCAGCGGGAACAATTTACCGTTTTGGTGCTGACTGGGGCTTTGCTAATGATCCAACAGCATTAATAAGATGCTCTATCGATGAGAATCGCTTATATATAGATTATGAAGCGGTGATGGTTGGTTGTGAGATTGTTAACACACCCGATTTGTTTAGACGTATACCAGAGTCAGACAAATGGTTTATAACGGCAGATAGCTCAAGGCCTGAAACAATATCACATATGATGCACAATGGATTCCCTAAAATTAATGGCTCAGTAAAAGGTAAAGGTTCGGTAGAAGATGGCGTGGAGTTTCTAAAGTCGTTTGATATAGTCGTACATCCTCGGTGTTCTGAAACGATACGCGAGTTAACGACATACAGCTATAAAACTGATCCACTAACTGATCGCATATTGCCTGTGCTTGAAGATAATAACAACCATATCATGGATGCGCTTAGATATGCCTGTGAAGGTATTAGAAACGTGCGTAAGAAAAAAGAACGCAAAGTAGGCGGTTATATTGGCTCTGGTTCCTGGATGTGATATTATCCGCAAAACTCTTATTAGGTATTGACAAATGGCAGAAGATAAAGTAATCGAACGCGCACAGAAGCGGTTTAACTTGGCGGCAGACTTAGAAAGTGAAGGGCGTATTGAACGTCTTGACGATATTAAGTTTGTAAGACTTGGTCAGCAATGGCCTGACTCGGTTAAGCGTGATCGTGAAAGACCTGGTCAAGAACGTCCTATGTTAACAATTAATAGATTGTTTCAGTTTCGCAATCAGATTATCAATGAAATAAGACAAAACCGCCCAGGCATTAAAGTGCGTCCAGTTGATGACAAAGCTGATGTTGAAACGGCTGAAGTCATGCAAGGTTTAATCCGTCATATACAAGATGCTTCTCGTGCTGACATTGCATACGATACAGCCGCAGAGTGGCAGGTAGACAGTGGTTTAGGTTACTTTCGTATTATCACTGATTATTGTGAAGATGACAGCTTTAACCAAGACATATTAATCAAGCGTGTTGTTGATCCTAACAAAGTCTATTTTGATCCAGAAAGCACCGAACCAGACGGCTCTGATGCTAAGTGGGCATTTGTTGTCGAAGATTGGGCGCTTGATGAATTTAAACTAGAATGGCCTGACGTTGACACAGCCAGTTGGCGCGAGGGCGTTACTGGTGACAGACAAGGCTGGTTTGGCAAGGACTTTGTAAGAGTTGCCGAATACTTTGAGATTGAATCCAAGAAACGCATATTAGTACAATTACAAGATGGCTCAACTATCTGGAAAGATGAGTTACCCGAAGAATATAAAGACCTAATTACCGCTGAGCGTTCCTCGTTTGATAAAAAATGTATGTGGTACAAGATTGGTGGTGACAAGATATTAGATAAAACTGAGTTGCCGACATCTTTTATTCCTGTCATTCCTGTTTTAGGCAATGAGGTTTGGGTGGAAGGTAAGCGTCATGTGCACGGCTTAACTCGCTTTGCTAAAGACCCTGCGCGTCAGTATAACTACATGCAGTCTGCCAACACCGAGATTATGGCTTTAGCGCCTAGAGTGCCTTACATTGTTGCGGAAGGGCAAATTGATGGCTACGAACAAGAATGGATGAATGCCAACCGTCATAATATGTCGGTGTTAACGTATAACCCTGTGTCATTTGGCGGTCAAGTGATGGGAGCGCCACAACGTCAACCAGGCATCTCAACTAATCCCGGCTATGAGTCAGGCATGCAACGTGCAGTTGATGACATGAAAGCATCAATGGGTATTTTTGATGCGTCATTAGGTAATCGTGAGGGGCATCAATCAGGTAAAGCTATTCTTAGCCAGCAGAACCAAGCTAACATTGGTAACTTCCATTTCTCAGACAATCTTAACCGCTCAATCCGTCAAGCTGGACGCATTATTGTTGAGATGATTCCTAAAATTTATGATACTCAACGTGTCATAAGAATACTGGGTGAAGACGAAGTGCCTAAACAGGTGACTATCAATCCTGAACAACCTGAAGCTAAAACTGAACTGCCAAATGAAAAAGGCGGTGTGGATTCTATTTATAGTTTTAATGTGGGTAAATATGACATTGTAGTTGATTCTGGTCCATCTTATGCCACTAAGCGTCAAGAAGCGGCTGAATCAATGATGGCATTTGTACAAGCTGATCCTGCTGTGCTTCAAGTAGCAGGTGATTTGATTGTTCGTAACCTTGATTGGCCGGGCGCTGATGAAATTGCAGAGCGCATGAAAGCTATGCTGCCTACACAAATCCAACAAACAATGAAGAAAGATGAGGAAGGTAATCAGCCGCAAACTGACCCACAAGTTGAGCAACAGATGCACCAAATGGCCGACATGGTTGAGCATTTAACGCAAGAATTAAAAACCGCTCAAGATAAAGTACAAAGCGATGAAGATAAGCTGGATATTGAGCGCTTCAAAGCACAAACAGAACGCATGAAAGTGATTGCTGAGATAGAAACTAAATCATCACTCACAGATGCACAACTACATCAATTAGCATTGCAGAATCTTGAATCAACGCTTGCACTTGGTAACACAGGTGAAGCTGAAGATTTAGACGATGTTAATGAACCACAAGAAAACGAGGTAATACCTCAACAACCTGAGCCACAAGCTCAACAACCATCGCCAGAAATGGTGCAACAACCGCCAGAAGGTGCATAATGTCAGAAGAAATTGCAGAAGATAATATTGTTGATGAAACCCCAGTCATTGAAGCAGATGAACCAGAGGATATTGTCGAAGAAGAACCCGAGCCTGAGCGAGTGCCAAAAGGCGTTCAAAAACGCATTGATGAAATCACTCGTGAAAAGTACGAAGAACGCAGAGAGCGTCAACGCGCACAAGATCGAGCTGATAGACTTGAAGCCGAATTACAGTCTATGCGCAATGGCACACAGACACAGCAACCAAGAGCCTTACCCAATGGCGCACCTGACCCCGAAGAATATCCGGCCGGACGTTATGATCCTGATTATTTAGAAGCACTCACTGATTACAAAGTACAGCAACGCTTTGATGCACAACGTCAAGATGCGTCTATACAAGAGCGCAAAGCCTCATTACAACAAGCTGAGGCAAAAGCTAGAGAAACTTATGCGGATTACGATGTGGCAAGCGAGGAATTTTTAACACATCCACTTGCAAAAGTTCCCACATTTACAAATCTTGTGTTAGAATCAGATAACCCTACTGAAATCGCCTATTATTTGGGCAAAAACCCAGTAGAATTAGATAAACTTAGCGATATGACAGCATCACAAGCCGCTCGATACATTGGGCGAATTGAAGCATCATTAAGCGACAAAACTTCGGAAACCGCTGTAAAGAAAGCGAGTTCTGCACCCAAACCTATCTCCGCTCTAAGCGGTGCAAAGAATAGCAATGTTATTACTGACCTAAGTCAGGCGAAAACGATGGCTGAATACAATGCTTTGAGAGATAAGCAACAAGCAGCCAAGAAATAAACTAACCCTTTTTTTGGACTGTCGTGATGACAGACCGTTCCGTTACGGAGAAACACAATGGCTAATACATTACTAACCAGTAGTGTCATTATGAAAGAATCTTTAAGGATTCTAAAGAATGAACTAACTTTTACTCGCGGTGTGAATCGTGAATATGATGATAAATTCGGTGTTACTGGCGCTAAAGTCGGTGCTACTATCAATGCTCGTAAACCACCACGTTATGTTGGTCGTTTAGGTCAAGCATTACAGGTTGAAGCATCTACTGAAACTTATGTACCTATTACTTTAGATACGCAATTCGGTGTTGATATCTCATTCAGTTCTGCTGATTTAACCTTGCACATTGATGAGTTTGCAGATCGTTTCTTAAAACCTGCAATGGCAACTGTTGCTAACAAAGTTGATTATGACGGCTTACAATTATACAAAGACGTTAATAACTTTGCTGGTACAGCAGGCGTGTTAAACGGTGGTTCGGTTACTTCTGCTCAAGTTCAATCTATTATTCTTGCTGCTCGTAGAAAAATGACTGAAAATGGTGTGCCTTATAACCCAAGAAACATTGTTGTTGATCCTGCGTCATCAGCTAACATGGTGTCTGGCTTAACCAATCTTTTTAACCCATCTCAAACAATCTCTAAAATCTTTAATCAAGGCGCATTAGGCGACAATATTTTAGGTTTTAACTTTGCTGAAGATGCTAACGTGGCTTCATTTACTCCACAAGCGGCTGGTTCATTAACTGCAATCAGTGCTGTACCTGCTTCAGGTGCAACTACACTTGCTGTTACTACAACAGCGGGTACTGTGCCTCGTGGTACTGTTATTACTGTTGCTGGTGTTTATGCAATCAACCCACAATCTCGCGCATCAACTAACTCTTTGATGCAATTTGTTGTGACTGCTGATACTGTTGTAACTACTTCTGGTACATTGCCAATCTATCCTGCTTACATTCCATCAGGTCAGTTTGCTACTTGTATAGGTACTCCAACTTCTACAGCGGCTATTACATTGTTATCAGGTGCTGTTGCAGCTGGTCCATACGCTCAATCATTGGCTTATCATAAAGACGCTTTCACCTTAGCTTCTGCTGATTTGTTATTGCCTGGCGGTGTCGATATGGCTGAAAGAGATAACTTTGATGGTATCTCAATGCGTATGGTTCGTCAGTATGACATTAACAGCGATTTATTCCCTGTCCGTTTTGATGTACTTTACGGTTGGAAAACAATTTATCCTGAGCTTGCGGTTCGTATCACAGGTTAACAAACTTACAGCCCATCTTTATGGTGGCTTTTTAATATTTTAAGGAGGCTACATGCCAGATTCTAATAGTAATAGCATAGGTATTGGTCAGTTAACGTACAATTTTCCTATTGCTACTTATACTGCAACTTATCAAATCAACAGTGGTACAGCGATTGCAGCGGGTGCTTCTGTAACTGAAACAATCACTTTTACTGGTATCGTAACAACTGATAATCAAGTTGCTATTCGTGCGCGTGATGCAATTCAATCTGTAATTCCTAAAGGATTACAATTAGTATCAACAATCGTAACAGCTACTAATACATTAACTGTTGTGTGGAAAAATACAACAACTGCGTCTATTACTCCGCCTGCGTCTGCAACTTGGACAGCAGTAGTGTTTGGTATATTTAGCAAATAATTCCCCAGACCACAAGGACGTGGTTAACTAATTTAGAGGTATCAGCATGGCACAAGGCGTAGTAATAGAAACTTTTCATCCCACTTATGCTTACAGG